ATCTCGTTGATGACACAACACCGCAGCTGGGTGGCAATTTGGATCTCAATGGAAATCAGATCACAACATCTGCTGGTGCTTACATACGAGGTGATGATGGCTCAGGTCACGGTTTAATTTTTTATTCAAACACTGACTTTAAATTTGAAGCGGGTGGAAGTGATTTCACATTTTCCAATGGTAATGTGGTTGGTGTTAATAACCTTGCGGCAAGCACACTGAACGGGCACACCGTTCCTGGAGGTTCGGCTGGCACATTGGCATTAACATCAGATATTTCTGGTGGCGGTACTTCTTGGCAAGCGGTTAAAACATCAGCGTTTACAGCCGTTGCTGGAGAAGGATATTTTGTAAATACTACAAGTGCTGCTATTACAGTAACACTTCCAGCGTCACCATCTTTAGGTGATGAGGTAACTATCGTAGATTACGCTGGTACAGCAGATACAAACAATATTACAGTAGCTAGAAATAGTGAAAACATACAAGGTTCTGCTGCTGACTTAACAGTTTCAGTTGAAAGAGCAGCATTTACACTTGTTTACACTGATGGAACACAAGGTTGGTTATTAAAAGACAAATAAAAATTAAGGAGAAAATAAAATGGCAAAAACATATCAATACTGTGTAGCAGAAAACTGGGGAAAGGGTTTCATCGAGCCCTCTGAATCTTCTAAAATCAAGTTTGTCGGCTATCCTGGTAATGTTTGGCAAGTTCCAGCACATAACAAATATGCAAATCTTTGGATTGCTAAAGTTGCAGGTGTTGTTAAAACTAAGGATGAAGCACAAGCAATTGTTGATGTTGAAGTTACTGCTGCTCAATCTGCGTGGGACGCTTTATCTGAAGAAGAAAAAGCACAAAGTCAAAGACCTGCCGATATAACATTAGCAGAATAAATAGGAGTACAATAATGTCTACATATAAAGAAATAAAAGGAACAACAATCCAATCCTTTACATCTGATCCAGCCAACGCTATTGCAGGTCAAATTTGGTACAACACTACCTCAAATGCATTAAAAATTTCAGATGGTCCTCAATCAAAAGCCTGGGCTACAGGCGGAAATATGAATAGTGGAAAAAGACGATTAGGAGACGCAGGTACACAAACAGCCGCTTTAGCTTTTGGTTCACAAGGTAATATTGCCCAAACAGAATCTTATGACGGTACTTCTTGGACTGAAGTTAATGATTTAAATACTGGAAAAGGATATTTAGCAGGAACTGGGACACAAACAGCTGCTTTGGCTATTGGTGGCAAAATTCCATCTTTAACAGCACAAACGGAATCTTGGAATGGAACAAGTTGGACAGAAGTAAATGATTTAAATACGGCAAGAGCCTCTTTAGCAGGAGCTGGAGTTCAAACAGCTGCTTTGGCTTTTGGTGGATTTTCAGGATCTCTACCTTACGATTCTTTAACAGAGTCTTGGGATGGTACGAGTTGGACAGAAGTAAATGATTTAAATACAAATAGACTTGGTATGGCAGCTGCTGGAACAAGTAATACTGCTGTTTTAACTTTTGGAGGAACTTTACCTGGAGCAACAGGTAAAACAGAATCTTGGAATGGTACCAGTTGGACTGAAGTTAATGACTTGAATACGGCAAGAAGATATTTAGGAGGAGCTGGAACTCAAACAGCTGCTTTAGGTTTTGGTGGATATACGCCATTTTTAGCCAAAACCGAAGAATGGAATGGATCATCTTGGACAGAAATAAATGATCTGGGAACTGCAAGATATGGTCTGGGAGGCGCTGGATCTACTAATACAGCTGCTTTAGCTTTTGGTGGATTGAATAGTTCATATAGCACTAGCAATGCAACAGAAGAATTTACAGAATCAGGTGGAACCAGAACAATATCAGCAAGTTAACAACAATTATTGCTAACGTTTCTTACACCTTGCAATAATTTTTAAATAGGATAAAAATTATGGCCACATATAAAGAAATAAAAGGAACAAAGATTCAAAGTTTTTCATCGGATCCCGCTAATCCTATTGCAGGTCAAATTTGGTATAATTCTACCTCAAATGCATTAAAAATTTCAGATGGTCCTGAAATAAGTGCCTGGGCTACAGGCGGAAATGTTAACACAAGTCATAGTAGCGTTGCTAATGCTTCAGCAGGAACTCAAACCGCAGCATTAGTTTTTGGTGGATTTCCTCCATTAAAATCTGAAACAGAGTCATATAATGGATCTAGTTGGACTGAAATCAATGATTTAAACTCTGGAAGATATGCACTTTCAGGAACAGGAACTCAAACTGCAGCTTTAGCATTTACTGGATATCCATCACCATTAGGAGGTTTAACAGAATTATGGAACGGAACAAGTTGGACTGAAGTAAATGATTTAAATACTGTAAGAATATTTGGAGGTAGAGCAGGAACTCAAACAGCAGCTGTAGCTATGGGTGGAACTCCACCACCTTTTTCAGGTGGTATAGCAATAACAGAATCTTGGAATGGTACAAGTTGGACTGAAGTAAATGATTTAAACACTGGAAGAGCAGAATTTACTAGTGCAGGTGCATATAATTCAAGTATTGTAACAGGTGCAGGTGGTTGGACTACTCAAACAGGACAAACAGAATCATGGAATGGAACATCTTGGAGTGAGGTAGCAGATTTAAATGTATCTAGATTAAGTGCTGCTGGTTCTGGAACAAGTAATACCAATATGCTTATATCTCATGGAAATTCTCCCCCGACTACATCAGAACGGGTATTAACAGAATCATGGAATGGAACAACTTGGACAGTGCTTGCGACCGCTAATGCAGGTGTTACTGGAACATCAGGAGCAGGATCAAATACAGCTGCTTTAGCTATATCAGGTAATGGAAATCAACTAGGGTCAGAAGAATTTAATAATTCTGGTGGAACCAGAACAATAACAGCAAGTTAAACTATGGCCACATATAAAGAAATAAAAGGAACAACAATCCAATCCTTTACATCTGATCCATCAAATGCAATTAGTGGTCAAATTTGGTATAACACTACCTCAAATGCATTAAAAATTTCAGATGGTCCTGAAATAAGTGCCTGGGCTACGGGTGGAAATTTGAATAATGGAAAAAGACGATTAGGAACCGCAGGTACACAAACAGCTGCTTTAGGTTTTGGTTCACAAGGTTTTATTGCCTCAACAGAATCTTATAACGGTACTTCTTGGACTGAAGTCAATAATTTAAATACTGGAAGACAATCTTTAACAGGAGCTGGTGCAGACAACACATCTGCTTTAGCTTTTGGTGGAGATGTTCCAGGTACACCAGAATTTTTTGCAGGAACAGAGTCTTGGGATGGTACGAGTTGGACGGAAGTTAATGATTTAAATACAGGTAGGGTATCTTTAGGAGGATCTGGAGTTCAAACTTCAGCTTTGGCTTTTGGTGGATTTGCAGTATCTCTACCTTACTTAGCTGTAACAGAATCTTGGAATGGAACTAGTTGGACAGAAGTTAATGATTTAAATACATCTAGACTTGGTATGGGTGCTGCTGGAACAGATAATACCTCTGCTTTAGCTTTTGGTGGAACTTTACCAGGAGCAACAGGTAATACTGAAACTTGGAATGGTAGTAGTTGGACTGAAGTTAATAATTTAAATACTGCAAGAAGATATTTAGGAGGAGCAGGAACAAACACAGCTGCTTTAGGTTTTGGTGGATATACACCATTTATAGCTAAAACAGAATCTTGGAATGGAACTAGTTGGACTGAAATTAATGATTTAGGAACAGCAAGATATGGTTTAGGAGGAGCGGGTATTCAAACAGCTGCTTTAGCTTTTGGTGGATTGAATAGTTCATATGCCACTTCCACTGCAACAGAAGAATTTTCAGAAACAGGTGGAACCAGAACAATAACAGCAAGTTAAACTAAGAATAAAAACTATGCCTACATACAAAGAAATAAAAGGAACAAATGTTCAAAGTTTTTCTTCAGATCCAGACAATCCTATTGACGGTCAAATTTGGTATAACACTGGTTCAAGTGTATTAAAAGTTAAAAAACCATCACTCGCTTCTTGGGCAACTGGTGGGAATATGACCTATAGCCAATTTGCAATAGCAGGAGCTGGAACACAAACAGCAACCATAGCATTTGGTGGAAGTGGTTCTAATGTACCACCAGCAACTTATGATGGAACAAGTTGGACAGATGCACCTCTCTTAAATAGTGAAAGACAAGGTTTAGCAGGAGCTGGAACACAAACAGCAGCTTTAGCTTTTGGTGGAGAAATCACTCCTAGCACAGGAACAGCTGTAACCGAAACTTGGAATGGAACAAGTTGGACGGAAGTCAATGATTTAAACAGAAGCAGAAGAAATTTAGCAGGAGCAGGAACGCAAACAGCTGCCTTAGGTTTTGGTGGATCATTTGAGTATTTTACCGAATCTTGGAATGGTACCAGTTGGACAGAAGTAAATAATTTAAATACTGCAAGAGAACGGTTAGGAGGAGTTGGAACTCAAACAGCTGCTTTAGCTTTTGGTGGAGTACCACCATCACCAGCAACGGGTGTAACAGAATCTTGGAATGGTACAAGTTGGACAGAAGTTAATGATTTAAATACTGCAAGACGTTTTATAGCAGGAGCAGGTACACAAACAGCTGCCTTAGGTTTTGGTGGACAACCACCAACAACGGGTAAAACAGAGTCTTGGGATGGTACGAGTTGGACAGAAGTTAATGATTTAAATAATGCAAGGTATTGGATGGGAGGAACTGGCGTCAGCACTTTAGCTTTGGGTTTTGCTGGATACACTCCTGGAATACTTACAGAAGAATGGACTGCTAGTCCTGGAGTTGAAACAATAACAGCAAGTTAAACTAAATAGAACTAAATAAAGTATTATATATACCTTATAATAAATAAAGTGAAGGATTGAAAATGACTAAAGAAAACTTAAAAGCCCTAATTGAAAAAGAAGGTGAAAACCTTAATAGTCTTTTAGAAGTACAAGATTTAAAAGACTTTAAAGCGATGACTTCCGAGTTAAGAGATACTTGGACTAAAAAACAAATGTTTCGTACAGAAACAGAAGCAAGATTTTCTGTACTACAAGACAATAGATACCCTACCAAAGCAGCCAAATACTGGCAGTGTGTAAGAGAACAATCTAGTTATCTGGATAATCTTATGACACTATCATTTGAGTATAGAAGAAATCAGGCCAAAATCAAATGGTTAGAAAAGAAAATTACTGAAGAAACAGATGATTATAAACTAACCAAATATGAAATTGATTTAGACGAAAAACGTTATGTAAAAGCATCTATGGAAAAACAAGCGTACCATAGAATGAGAGAAATTAAAATGTGGTCTAAATTGAAAAAAGAATTTAACGATGGTTCTTTTGATGACAAAGATGTCAACCAACACCAGTTAGAGTCTTACGGTAGACAGTATGCTGAAAAAGCAAAACAACTAACTGAACATTCATCTGATACAGATAAATTCAACGTATTAGGACAACTACAGTCATTACAAAGAATTAAAAAATCTGGTGAGTTATTAAGTTCTTACGAAAAAAAAGAACAATTGTCTAAACCTGAAGAGTCAAATTCTTAAATAGTTGTTTTTAGTCTTTAGTTTTCTTATAAATATGTAAGAGAACTAAAGGTATTTTATGGCAACACCATCAAGCAGAGAACAATTAAAACAATACGCTTTAAGAGCACTCGGAAAACCAGTCATTGAAATTAACGTAGATGACGACCAACTAGAAGATAGAATAGATGAAGCATTACAATACTATGCTCAATATCACTATGATGGTATTCGTAGAACCTATCTAAAATATCAATACACCGAAGCTGATAAAGCTAGAATTACAGGTAACTCGTCTGAGTCTGCTACTAAAAATTCTGTTACAACTACTTGGAGTGAAGGTAACAATTATATTATTGTACCTGAAAGTGTTTTTTCAGTTATCAACATTTTCCCTTTTTCAGATAAAGGTAATTTAAACTTATTTGACGTAAGATATCAATTACGATTAAATGATCTTTACGATTTTTCTTCAACATCAATTATTAATTATGATATAGTGTTAAGACACTTAGATTTTTTAGATCACATATTAGTAGGGGAAAAACCATTTAGATTTGTACAAAATGATAATCGTTTGTACATAGATATGGACTGGACAAATGATTTACAAGTAGGTGAATATCTAGTCATTGAAGCATATCGTAAATTAGATCCTGAAACGTTTACAGATATTTACAATGATATGATTTTAAAAAGATATGTAACGGCTTTGTTTAAGAAAAATTGGGGTGCCAATCTTAGTAAGTTTAATGGAGTTGCAATGTTAGGTGGAGTTACTTTAAACGGTCAACAAATTTATTCAGAAGCAATACAAGAGATTGAAAAAATAGAAAACGAAATTAGAAACTCGTTTGAAATGTCACAACCACTTATGATAGGATAATGATATGGCAGTTAATCATTATTTCCAAGGTGGTAACGGTATCGGAAATACCAGTGAAAAAAGATTATACGAAGATTTAATTATAGAAGGCCTAAAAATATACGGCAAAGACGTTTATTACTTACCACGAACATTAGTTAATAGAGATTTAATACTTGGTGAAGACTCGCTAAGTAAATTTGATGATTCATATTTAATTGAAATGTATATGGAAACCACCGAAGGATTTGCTGGTGACCAAGAAATTATTAATAAGTTTGGTTTAGAAATTAGAGAAGATACAACCTTTATGGTTGCTAAGAGAAGATGGCAAGATGCTGTTGATAGTCAACATACTTTAATTGTTGATGGTCGACCTAACGAAGGTGATATTATCTATATGCCATTGATGAATAGTTTTTTTGAAATACAGTTTGTTGAAGACCAAGAGCCATTCTTTCAGTTAGGTAACTTACCAGTTTACAAATTAAGAGTAACACGTTGGGAATACAGTTCAGAAAAAATTCAAGGCACTATACCTCAAATTGGTGAAGCGGAAGATAACTATTCACTAGATCAATTAGCACATCAAGTTACATTAGAAGCGGAAACAGGTTCTATTGTATTAGAAAACGATAGTGCTAGTGGTGAAGTTAATTATATGTTATTAGAAACGTACAATATACAAACACAGGCAAATACCTATGCCGACAATTTGGATTTAGATACGGAAGCAGGTTTTGATACCGCAAGTGCTGCTGATGATATACTTGACTTTAGCGAATCAAATCCATTTGGAGATGCAGGACCACTATAATGTTTGGTAATTATTTTTACAACGAGAGTATGAGAAGAATGACAATTGCCTTTGGACAATTGTTTAATAATATTCAAATCAAAAGAAAAGACTCTAACGATACAGTTATACAATCTATTAAAGTTCCTTTGGCTTATGCTCCAAAAGAAAAGTTTTTAGTACGATTAGATCAACAACCCTCTTTAGATGAAAGAGAATTTGCAATTACTTTACCTCGTATGTCTTTTGAAATTACTTCAATTGCTTATGACCCAAGCAGAAAATTAAATCGTATTCAAAAATTTAAAAGAGTAAAGACAACTGCTGATGGTAAGATATTAGATTATAACTATATGCCAGTACCTTATAACATATCATATAGTTTAAACATATTTACAGCAACAGCAGAAAGTGGCCTACAAATTGTAGAACAGATATTACCTTTCTTTCAACCAGATTATACTGTTACTGTTAATGCCATACCTAGTTTAAATATAAAAAGAGATGTGCCAATTGTTTTAAATAGTGTTACTTATGAAGATAGTTATAATGGTAGTTTTACACAACGTAGAGCTGTTATATACACACTTACATTTACTGCTAAAACTTATCTATTTGGACCAGCACAAACTCAAAAGGTTATCAAAGAGGTACAATCAGATATACATACTAATCCAACAACAGCTGGTACAGGAAGTGAAAGTAGAGAAGTAAGAATAGTAATAACACCTAATCCTACTTCAGCTGATGCTGATGATGATTTTGGATTTACAACAACAATAACAGATTTTACAGATAGTAAAAACTTTAATCCAACAACAGGTGAAGATGAATAATTATGAGTAAATTAGAAGAAAAAGTAAATGAAATTTTAGGTATAGAAAAAACAGAACCTAAACAAACTAAAGAGTTTAAGCCTTTAGTACCACGTAGAGAAGATAAAGAATCTCCAGATGTTGATAATGATTACAAATATAGTAGAGAAAACTATTATAATTTAATTGAAAGAGGACAAGAAGCTATAGATGGTATACTTGATGTTGCTAGAGAAGGCCAACACCCAAGAGCTTATGAGGTTGCTGGTGCTTTAATTAAAAATGTTGCTGATACTGTAGATAAACTACAAGACTTACAAAAGAAACTTAAAGACTTAAAAGAATTACCTAAAACAGCAAGTGCTAATATAAAAAACGCATTGTTTATAGGATCAACCGCTGAATTACAGAAAATGTTAAAAAATGAAAATATTAAAAGCAAAACGATCACACCCGAAAAAGACGATACTGAAGATAAGTGATTTAGTTTATAATAAACATTACGAAAAATATAAAACTAAATTAGATCAAGGTGTTGATGTGATAACTGATATAATGGAAAATCCTATCGAGGTTATAAA